TTTGCCATGTACCAGGCAGCTTTCCTTATATCCATTAAACAAGCTTCTGCTGAGCTGTCATGCTTTGCACCAAACCTCATTGTGTATTTCATAATTTGTGAACGCAAGAAACCAACTACCTCTAAACTGGATAGTTGGCTTATTATTGCATCATAAGTCTGAATACTTTTTTGATAATGTTTAGGGTTTACTTCTTCCGACATTAATATGGAATCTCCTCAGTATTATTTTCTGGTTTTTTATATGGCTCAGAAACTGTGCCTGACATATCTGGACTACCTGGTTTAGTTTTTTCTGTTTGAATCCAAACAGCAATATCTTTGACCACACCATCTACATTGATGTTGCCAGAATAGTGAGGATAAGCTTTACCAGCTACATCTGTTTCTTTAGGTTTTCTTTTCCATAAGCTAATTTTATTTTTAAAGTCTGCCATTGTTCTTTCCTTGATTGTTTTGTATTTGTGATTTTAGTTTTGCGTATTCTGTTTCAACTCTTACATCCTCAATAGGATCAAGACTGATTTGTTTTAGTTCAGACTCAAACTCTTTCATTTGTATCTGAATATTATTTTCAAACTTATTTGGTGTAGCTGAAAGTTTTGCACAATCTTTTAGTTTGGCAATCCAATCGTTTGCTAAAGTTGTAGTATCTGCTTTAGGTATAGGTTTAGCAACACTTACAGTAGGTGCTTTAAATGGTTTAGCTCTTTTACCATCATCATTATCTAAACCAGTTTCTAAATTAAGTGCATTAAGAAAAGCATATTTTTTAGAATAAGACATGGCTTTACCAGTTCCATATTTATCTAAATCGCCAAATGCTGAACATCCATTTATAATAATATATTGTTTTGTTTCTATGTCATGGATTGTCATTTCACATTTAATAAAAACATTTCTATCAGAAATAATATTTTCATAATTACAAACAGGATATAAACCATGTTCGTTAAGAGCAGCCATAGCAACTTTTTGTACTTCATCATGCTCTAAGGCATTAAAAAACATTCCACCTTTTTTAGGTGATTTAATTACTTTGTCAGCAGACTGACTAGCCTTGCTTAACTTCATATATATATTAGACATTATTTCCTCTCTCTTTTAGTTGTTTATTTTCTTCCATAAGCTGACCATTTAATTTTTGGTGGTCTTGTTCTAGTTCTTCTAATCTTTTTTTCTCATCCTCAAGTTTCTCAATCACATTGTCTTGAGTTAAGAGTCTTGCATTTTTAAAAACTAATTTTTCTATAAGCTCAGACTTAGGTAGAGTTTCGTAGTGATCTATTAAACCTTTAAAATCCATAGTAACCTCTAAACCTTTTAACAACATCTGGATCTGTACCTTTCCACCAGAAACCATTTTTTCTAATTTCACTAAAATCAGGCTTACAAAGAAGTGCTAAAGTTTCTATGTTGCCATCTGCTAATTCTAATTTCTTTTCCCAACATTGTTGGTAGAGAACAAGCTCATCATAATAATGCTCAAGACTCTCTGGCCTTAATTCAATACAATTTTCTGGGGTAAATATTCGTCTATCGCTATCACTTGCATAAGTTAGGAATGGTTTATGTTTAGGTAAAAGCTTTTGATATAGTGCAATTTGTAAGCAATCACTATGAAATGGAACTACTGGACATTTTTTTTTAGTATATGAAAAGCCAGATTTTGTTTTAATTAATGTGCCAAATACATTTTTAATATCACCAAAATGAGTATTACCAACTAGATCCACATAAGATAGAAAGTAAGTTTTGATTCTATCATCCCAATGAGTGTACTCTAATTCTGCTTTCCATTTTTGTTTAGGCAGCTCACCAATATTATCCACATGATTTTGTGCAACTGGTATTAATCTTTCAACAATATGGTCAAATTTTATTTTATCTTTTTCATCTACAGATGAGTAATTGTTTATTCTGTCCTGGACAGTTTCATCTTTAAGAGCTTCCTCTAAAGTTTTATTTTGTGTGTAATGTATTTGAACTAACTCATGCTCTAGAGTTCCACCCTCAAATGAACAGTTCTTAGGCATATTCATTTTTTCTTTAGTAGTCATAACGATGTAATTTCTAAATCTTATATCGTCAGGTATGGTGTTTTGTGATTTGGAAGTATGTTTTAAATTAAACTTGGTGTAGCAATCACCAATTTTTCTGATTCGTTTCTCCATACATAGCTTCTACACTATGTATAGTTCAATGCAACTTAATTAGCACTCAATGTTAAATGGTTAATAATCCCAGTAGCTTGGATAGTTTGCAAAAACAATTTTAGATGACCAAGATAATTTAATATTTTCTGCTAAATTACCTATTGTTTTATTGGTAGAATAAGATTTATCTACAATATTGTAAGTTCCATTTGACTGAGGTTCTATAAAACCAAACCAAACAATTCTAGAATTTTTATCTTGAGCCATACCAAATTTATAATCTGCTTTAGGATTTATTCTTGAACTAGGCTGATAGACTCTTAACATTCCATTTGATGAAGCCTGATTAGAAATTACTGCATGACAACCCTCATATCTGATAGGTACAAAACAACGAACAATATCTTTTTTTTCAAAAGGTTTAATTTGTCCATCACCAAATAGTGTACCCATAATCGGAACACTTGCAGATTTACCTATAAAATAATTTACTGAAATAAAAGGATCACCATTAGTTCTTAATTTATTAAAATATTTTGATAAATCATGTGCTAATTCTAACACTCCAAAATATCCTGGAGCAGTAGGTGGCTTATTTATTAACCTTGAAATTTTAACCCTCATATTGGCTTGATCTTTTTTAGAATATGATTCTTTTATAAAATCGTCAGTAGTTTTTTTGTATTTTTGTTTTAAAAATTCTAAACCTGATTTCCGAAATTTTTTATCAAATTCAACCATGTTGTGCTGAGTGTTATACACCAATTTTTCACTAAGTGTTGGTTTTTTATTTACCATATATTGACAATAGACTGACTTGATATTGGTTGCAACATAATTATCAATGGTTATTAATTAAATTACATTGATTCATAAATAAAAATGGACATGGAAATTATGAGAGAAAACGCAAGTAAAATAAAGGTTTTTAGCCTGTGAGTTTATTTTTTTTAATACTAGGTGTTGCATCTGCTGACATAAATCCTGGTATTGCATTAATAAAAATACCTATATCTCAAGAAATTAAACGAATCAGTTGTGATGAAGCATTTAAGCAACACACAAAATGGACAGAGAACCCAAACTACAAAGAGGGTGATGGTGAGGTTTGGGGTTATTTCACACATAAAGGTAAGCCAGTTTATCTAAGCTATTGCAAAGACCAAAAAGGAAATTGGGTAAGATGAATCCAGAAATAGAATTAGATTTATATGAGATGACTACAGCAGCACAAACTGGGTTGCTTAGAGTTACTGAAAGCATCAAGCTAAATCAAAATTGGGGACATGACTATAAAGGTACATTAGAGGATAAGATTTCTAAAAGTATTAGTGGTGCTATGGCAGAACAGAGTCTTTGTAAGTACCTTGATATTCCTTACGAATTTCATACTAATGTAGGCTCAGTTCCTGATGTCAGATACAAAGAATATAATATCCAGGTAAGATCACAAACACCTAAAAAAAATAACAATAACTCATTAATTATTAGACCTAAAGGTGTAAAGCCAAATGAGATTTATGTATTTATATTAAGTGAAGCTCCTAAATTTATTATTAAAGGTTTTATTAATAGCTCTGCTGTAATTGGTAAAGAGAACTACTTAACAGATTTCAACCTTGCCAGACCTAAAGTTTGGTCAGTTCCTTTAGAAATTTTAAATCCAATAATGCTGCTGAAAGATGAGAGTTTAAATTAATGAATATTTTTGGTGATAAAAAGATATGTAGAAACTGCAAGGCAAAAGCAGATATTTTAGAATCTAATATTCACTATTGTGCTGACTGCTACTCACTTACTATTTGGAATAAACCTCTTGTCCTGGTCGGCCAAGAACTAGACAGGAAAGAGGGTTTAACATTGAGAGTTGTTGAAAAATGATAGAGTTACCTAAAAAAAAATATAACATAATTTATGCTGATCCAGCTTGGTCTTACAATGGTAAGTTACCACAAAGAGCTAAGGTGCAGCACTATCCTGTAATGCCTATAGAAGATATTTGTTCAATACCAGTTAAAGATATTACAGCAGATGATAGCATTTTATTTATGTGGGCAACTTTCCCATTATTACAGGAGGGTTTAGATGTTGTTAAGTCTTGGGGTTTTACTTTAAAAACTTGTGCATTTGTATGGGTTAAGACAAACAAAAGAACCGATCCCAAACAAGCTGCTTTTTTTCCAGTAGATTCATTTGATAAATTTTGGGGGATGGGTGGTTGGACAAGGAGTAACGCAGAAATTTGCTTGTTAGGTACAAAAGGTAAACCCAAAAGATTAGATAAAGGAATCCACCAGGTAATTTATGAGCCTATTAGGGAGCATAGCAGAAAGCCTGATTGTATTAGGGATATGATTGTAAAATTGTGTGGTGATTTACCTAGATTAGAAATGTTTAGCAGAACTGTTACACCAGGTTGGGATATTTGGGGTAATCAATCAGATAAGTTTAAACCTACCTTGCCTGACCAAACTAAGAACTTAATATTATGAGAAACTTGTATGAAACAATAATTGATGTGGGAAGTGGTTTATTTTTAAGCACTTTAATCCAGCTTTACATATTTCCATTTTTTGACCTACATCCAACCATTTTAGAAAGCTTTCATATTGCAGTTATTTTTACAGTTATTTCTATTTGCCGATCTTGGTTTTGGAGAACATTATTTAGGAGGGTTAGATGAAAACATTTGAGAAGTTTGACTCATATTTGCTAAATAATAAAATATTAACTGCTAACGAAAAGGTGGTTTATTTAATTTGTAAAAGCTTCCAATTTGCACCACAAGGTTGCCGAATATCCCACAAATACTTAATGGACAGAACTGGTGTTAAAACAAGAAAATCACTAATAAAAATACTAGATCGCCTTACACTTTTTGGAATGTTGGCCAGAAAACAGATTGATAATAGCACTTGCCACTATGTTTTTGATAAAGAGACAATGCAGCAATACATACAACACAATCAAAACAAACGCAGAAAAATATCACTAAGTAAAAAGAAAAGTAATCCACAAATTAATCAACAAAATACCAATGTTATTCACATGGTTAAAAAAGGTAGTTAAATGGGTGTAGCAAAAAGTTCATTTGGATGTAGCAAAAACGATACTCAATCTAGACCTATTATCTATACCTATAAGGGATTTATAAATGACTGATTATGTAAATCCTAAATTAGTTGCCAAAGCATTGGCAAGGGTAACTAAATCTACTAATATTCATTACACATCAGCTGTAGAAAAGATTAAAAAAAATCGGAAACAATATTATCAAAATAAGGAAACTAAAACACTACAAAAATCATTATCTAAAGATCGCTTTAACACTTACCTGGAGGAATTGTACAAACATGATAACGACTAACCTTACCATAGATGAATTAGATAGATTTCTACAAATTAGTAGTTTTTGTGATAGTAAAATGCCTAAAGTAAAAGCTAAGACATTACCTACAATGTTTAAGGTAATAGATAATAGTATTGGTATTGGAGAAGATAAGGAAAGTATTAAAAATTCGGACAAGCACCTTGCAAGACTTAGAATTACATTAACTTCCAGACAATTATCAATTTACGATTTTATTTTAATATTAATGTTAGATGTTGCAGCTAAGGACAGAGAACTTCTGTACTTACGCAACTTTCCACAAAGAAAAAGTTTAAGACAGATGAAAAGAATGTATTTAGATTGGAGCCATACCAAGATAGGATATGAATACAATAGATCGTTAATTAATGTGTGTAGAATTG